CCGGGGGCAGGGCGTGAAATACTCGCGTCGGTCTGAGATCTCCCACCAGCTCTCGATGCGAGACGCACCTTTGACCGTGGGCGTGCTCACCACGAAGATCTTGCGGCGCCGGAAGGACGTCGTCCGCCGGATCGCCAAGGTCAACGGGTCGCCTTCCTCGCCGATGGAGGGTTCCCAGCGGTCCACCTCGTCAGCCAAGACAACGCGAATCGGACGACTCGCCAAGCTGGCCGGCGAGTTCGCACCCGCAATCGTGATCACCGCGCCCGCGGCACTCTTCCGCAGGATCGTGTTGGCGGCGTCGCGGGTCCGGGGGCGGCCGACGAGGTCACTCAGGACCTTCGTGTCGCGGATCATCGGGTCGAGCCGATCGCGAGAGAAGGCCGCCGCCATCTCGAGCTGGGGCTGGATCACGAGCGCGGGGCCGGGATCACAGGCCAGGAGAAAGCCGAGCGCGTTGAGTAGGGCCTCCGTGCCGCCGAGCTGCGAGCCTTTCCAGAAGACGACGGTGTGGATGGACGGATCCTTGAGCGAGTCCATCACCACGCGGAGGTACGGCGCCCGCGCTGTCCGCCACCGCCCGGGCTCAGCGGAAGACTCGGGACTGAGCATCCGGTGTGCGTCCGCCCACTCACTCACCGAGAGCCGCGGGGGTGGGGCGAATCGGGCCCGAGCAGCAGCGTCTACGCCGGCAAGGGCACTCACGCCGCGGCCTCGGTCTCGCCGGCGGACAGCTCGGCCAGCGCCTCGTGGACCAGGTCGGTGATACCGTCCTCATGCTCCGGCGTGATCAGCCCGCGCTGGACAGCCAGCGCCGGCGTGGACAAGAACCGCTCCCGCGCGGCGATCACCAGCCGTTCCCAGCGGGGGCCAATGTCTGCGGCGGGGATCAATGCGGCCTCCCGCTCGGCAAGCGTCACCTCGGCGAGCCGGGCCTCGGCTGCCAGCTTCCGGCGCCGCAGCTCGTCTAACTCCGGGGTCGAGCGGAGGGCCTCGAGGGCCTCATCCGCCATGGCCTTGTCCCGGGCGCGCAGCCAGCGGAATGCCGCAACGAGGTCAATCTCGTGGGCGCCCTTCTCGCCGCCGCGGCGCCGAAGCACGGGCATGCCTTCCCCCATCCAGCGCCAGACGGTCACCCGGTCCACCTCGAGGATTTCGGCGAACGCCTTGGCACAGACTTTGATCGGCTTCACGGCCTTCCGAGGCTTAGGCGTTGCAGTTGCACGACGTGTGGTCATAGGTCTCCCTGCCAGGATTTCGCGCCCCGTCCCCGCCGCACTGCGCGGCCAGGGGCAGGGGCCCCCGCGGTTGCAGACGCGTGCACTCAATGCGCCGTCTCCTGGAACCCGCACACCGGGCAGCGCTCGCCGCTCTTCGGGGCGCCCGTGCGTTCCGAACGTTAGACCCCTGATTCCTCTGGTCTGATCACTCGTCATGGTTGTTACGCTCTCAATCGTCAGTGCCACGGCTTGACCTTTCCCTCATCGGTAGTCTTCTGAGTTGGCAGTTGGCAGGAGTCGGCAAACAAGGGGGTATATATACCCCCCCCTTGTTGCCAACTCGTACTCCAAGACTACCGACTGCATTCTTAGATATTTGCATAAGTGCTTGTAAATAAATCAGTTGGCAACTGCCAAGATTCTAGGTTGCCAAGTTGCCGACTCGGCGGTGTCAGACAAACGAGTTGGCAACGCATGTCTAAAGCAGTCCTGTTTGCCACATCCCGGCGCATGTCAAGGGGGTCCGTTGCCCCTGGTCGATGATCAAGCGTTCATCCTTGGCCCGCTTCACCGCCTCGCGCGCTGTGCGTTCCTCGCAGCCGAAGTACCGGCAGATCGCCTCGTACAGATCGGAGCGTTTCCCGGGCCAGGTCCCGCCGTGCTCGTCCCTCAACCACGCCGCCAACTCGTCGGGCGCGCAGAGCACCTCCGCCTCATCCACCGGCTCAAAGCGGAGCGTTGCTTCGTTCAAGGCGAGGCTGAGGGGCTTCTTCCATCGGGGGGCGAAGTTGGTCTTCACGAGGTTCAGTCGATGAAGGCTACGCCCGTTCTTCGTCTGGGCCCGGAGGCCGAGCTCCAAATCGGACCAGGCGCGGATCGCCGTGGTCCCGCGGCTGCGGGCGTCTTCCCCGTCGGGCACCCAGCCCGCATGGTGGACGATGAACGGCGCCGTACCGGCCGCCCGGCAGGTATCGCGTAGAGGCACGAGCCAGCGGGCCATTTCGCTCGAGCTATTTTCTTCCGCCTCGTGGAGGTACACGAGCGGATCGAGGATCGCGATGTCCACCGGGGCGTGTTTCTTGAGCGTCGCCTGGAGGCGCGCGAAGGCCGGCTCGTAGGGCTTGCCGTGGGCGCCGGCGAAGCGGAGCGGCTCCTTGCGCGTGTAGAGAAGTAGACCGCGCGGAACGGGCATCGAGCCGAGGATCTTCCGGAGCCGCTCCTGCACGATTCCCGGGGCATCCTCGACTTGAAAGACCATCACCCGCAACGGACGAGCTGCGGGGATCGCCTCGCAGATGGGAAGGTCTGCACCAGTCCAGGCTAGCGCGAGATTGAGGCCGAGTACGCTCTTTCCTCCGCCGCCGGCCCCACTCAGGAGACCAACGCCGCATTCGGTGAGCCCGATGCTGGGCACCAGCCGCGCGGTTCCCTGGAAGGATCCAGCGAGGAACTCGGCAGCCGGCAGGACGTCGAAGGCCTCCGGCTCTCGGCCTGGCTGGGCGGCGCCGATGCGCTCGTAGAAATCGCGTACGTGGTTCTCGGGGTCCGTCCCGTTCGATCGCACGTTCTCCAGGCCGATCCGGAAGGCGTCCTCAATCGCGCGCGTTCTGGCGTGCTGCCGGACGATCCGGATGTGCGCCTCGAGGCCGCCGGCGCTCGGCGCCTCGTCGACGAGTTGAGCGAGATAGGCCCCCAACTCCTCACCGACGTCCTGCAAGGCCTGCGCGGCCGTGACGAGGGTCACGGGATCCCCGGCGGCCAACACGCGAGTCACCGCCGTGAAAATGTCCCGGTGTTTGTCTAGGTAGAAGTCGGAGGCGAGCAGCGTCTTCGCCGCCGTGATTGCCGCGCCTTGGTTCCGGGCGTCGAGTAGGTTGCCCAACACCGCGCGCTCGGCCGCCTCGGACCAGGCCGCCCCTTCGCGCGGGGGAGAGTGTTTAACCTTCGTCGCTCGTGGCATCAGTGCGGGCCCTGATGCGATCGCACGGCAAGCCGATCAAGCCACGCGAGCACAGCCGACGCGAACGCCGGCAAGGCGCGACGACGAATCAGGCGCCAGCGAAGCAAGAGCAGGCGAGACGAATTGAGAAGAATTTCACGGCGGGATAGCGTGAGAGCCGGCTTGCGTTCGTGGGGTCCAGGGACTATATTCATTCCGTCAATCCATCTAAGCCCCTGTCGCGCGTGCCGGCCAAGCCCGCGGCGGGGGCTTTTCATTGGAAGAGTTACTGCCCACCGGCCGGCGGCGCCAAGGTTCCGACCGCCACGCCGAGGAATCGCTCGACGTCCCGCAGCAAGAACCGATTCAGCCGACCGGCCTTGATGGTCCGGAGTTTCCCACTCTGTACCCAACTGTCTACGGTCCGTGCCTTCACCCGGCCCAGCTTCGCCACCTCTTCTTTGATCAGCAACACGTCTGGCATGGCCTGTCACCTCCTGCGAGGAGATTGCACCGCGCGTAGCGTACGCGCAATAAAAAAGTTATGCTCACCATGGGAAGAAATGCGTGTTATAACGCAGGAGTGTGGAATAGAAGCGGGGCGCAACGTGATAACGGATTTCCGGGGCGGTCTAGGCGAGTCCGGCGGCGCGGCGGGCGCGCATGATTTCCTTTTGGTGCTTGCGGTAGCGGGAGCGGAGCTTAGGATCCTTCATGCGCTCTCTATACCGAAGACGGTTGCCGCAGGCTGGTGAACAGACGGTCTTGCCGCGGCGGTTGACGTCCGCGAAGAACCGCTGGCAAGCTGCGCAGCGGAGGATCGGCATCTCGTGGGCCTGCAACACGGCTAGGGCGAGCCACCAGTATGCTTCGACGGTCAACCGAGAGGGGCCGAGCTTGGGGCCGAAATATCCCCAGTGAAGCCTCCCGGCGTCCGTCCAATAGAACCGAAATCCATCCAGCGCGGCCCGCCCAACATTTCGAGAGGCTTCCGGCCACGCCTCGATAGGTGGGAGGGCGCCTCGGTCAGCATAATATTCGACTGCCCAGCGCAGTTGAGTGCTTGTGATCGTGGAGTCTTCGGGCGGGACGTTCATCAGGCGTACGAGCTGCGCGGCTGTCTCCTCGAGGGGCCGCGTCAAAGGCCACGGGACGGGTTCGCGCTTCTCGAATGGTCGAACCTTCCCCATGGAAGGGATCGGCGCAATCACCGGTGGCTCTGTCCACTTGAGCCCCGCGGACTTCTTCTTCGGCATGTCCGCCTCCAGTGGGGGGTATGAGTTATTTATGTAGTGAGAGCCTGTTATTACGTTGTATGCAACTGTACTTGATGATAACAAAATGTAAGATAACCGCGCAAGAAAAAACGCGGGATTGACAGAACCCAGCGTTTTCGTTATGTTCCCGTCTCGCATTCACACGGCGGAGGTCGCTGGTTCGATCCCAGCAGCGCCCACCAGATAAGAGCCGAGAAGTCAAGGAGTTACGGGCTTCTCGGCTCTTGCTGTTTCTCCTCCTGGAAGTGCCTGTGAGTTATGTGTGTAGTCCACGCCTGTTTGGTAGGACGGATCCCACGGAAAGCGGAAGTTCGTTAGCGCCCATTGCCTGACTGACGGGTCCCGTAGTGCCCGCCCGTAACAGTCCATCGTCATCCGACTGTCCCGGTGCCCGACTTCGTCTTGTACGGTCTTCGGATCAATGCCCGCTGCCAGGCGATAGCTGACGTAGGAGCGGCGTAGATCGTGGAACCGGAGCGCCGGGAGCGCAGCCTGGAACGTCTTTTTCGCCTGTAGCCGTTTCCACGCTGGCCGGAAGTCGACGAAGAACCGCCGTTCTGGTTTCTTGGGATCGCCCACCATGCGCCGCCACAGGATCGCTTTCGCTTCCGGCGCCAGCCGCACCAGGTGGCCCGTGTCGTTCTTCATCTGCTCCGGAGTGAAACGGATCACGGCCGGCTCGCAGGTGAAGTCCACCTGGCCTTCCGTCAGCTCGAGGATGTTCTCTTGCCTGAGTCCGGTCCAGAACGCGAGCTGAAGCGCGTCCTGTAGGTTCGGCGTCCACGCATTGCCGCCCCCTTGAGGGAGCGTCCGCGGGCCGGCCAGGGCGAAGAGTACGGGGATCTCCTGGGGGAGCAGAACACGGTCAAGCCGCCGATTGGCCTTCCGCAAGGCCGGGAGGCGTTTCGACGTGATTTCGTCGCGGATCCGCGCAACAGCCTCCCACGAGGCGAGGTCTTGCCGCGCCGCCTCTAGCAGGGCGCCCTTGAGCCACGTCGTCTCTTTGGCCACCGTGCCTTTCGATTTCCCGTTGGCGAGCCGCCACGACACGTACTGACTGCACGTCCCGATGGTCACGTCTGACAGCATCAGGCCTGCGAGGGGCGAGCGCGTGTCTGCGTTGACCTTGTCGCCTTCCGCGGTCAGCGCGTGTAGGCAGTCGTCATACCGATCATAGGTGCCAGCGTCGAGCGTCGGCTTTTGCTGCTTCAGGTAGCCCGTCAGGAAGTCGAGCAGGGTAGTGGGGGGCCGGTCGACTTCACCCCGGGCCGCCTTCAGTTCGGCCTTCTCCATCTTCAGCCGCGCGGCCGGCTTGTGTGACGTCCGCGCGCTCCGGCGGATCCACTTCCCGTTCGGATCCTGAAAGCCGTAGTACCACGTCTTGCCCACTTGGTAGAGGTAGCCCATCCTCCCCTCCTACGGCACCACGCCCGCACCGGCCGTGATCGCCCGGACGTCCTCGTGCAGATCGTGCAGGGCCCCGCTCATCTCTTCGAACAGCGACAGGAACGGCGCCGCCTGCTCGGGAGATACCTCCCAGGTCGCGACGGCGCCCGCGAAGGCGAGTTCCAACAGGGAGAATTTCACGCTGAGCCAATGGAGATGCAGCGCGATTGGCTGCGTGGTGGGCGACGTCGTCGTGTTCTTCATCGGTCCCCTCCTGCCGCGGCGCGCTCACACCCCCGGTAGTGCGCCTTTGCCAATGCACACTGGACGGAGTGGGCCATCTCCCAAATGGCGAAGAGCTCTTGATTGAGATACTCGGGGGCGCCGTTCTCGGAGATCGTGCTCCACAACCCCTCGAGGCTGTAGGCCACCAGCGTAGCCTGACGGAAGATCTTTTCAACGTCATATGGCGTGAGCCCGCTGTCTTGCGTCTCGGTCGGTTTCGTTGAAGTGCTCATCGCGCTCCTCCTGTCGGAGCCGGCGGCGCCTCGGTTGCCGACAACGCCTTCCGGGCCTTGTCGATCTTGCGCCCCTGTTCCTGAATGGCGTCCTCGAGCTTCTCCAGAATCGCGCCCCGCACGGAGTCCCGCGTGTCCTCGTCTTCGAAGTGCGCGTAGTCGCATTCGATCTCACAGAGGCCGTCGCAGAGGGCCCGAATCCGCCCGTGCGCAAATGCGATGTCGGAGAGAATATCGGGTTGCGGAGCGTGGGGTTTCGCGGTAGCGTTGGCCTTGCCCATGACGTCCTCCTTCTCGGGTGGGTTGTGGGCCGGGCCCCCGGGGTGTTCGCGCACCCGCGGGGGCGTTCTACTGCTGCTGTCTCCGCGCGATCTCCGCATCGAGGGCCGCAAGCGCCGCGTCGAGTTCCTCACGCGTCTTCGGCGTCACGCTATCCAGCGCAGCGGCAGCGCCGCCCGCAACTGGGGGCGTAACACCTCCTCGCCGCGACCGAGCGCCTTGTGAACGTACTGTGACGCGGCCCGCGCAATGGCCTCGACGGTCTGCTGGGTTGGTAAAACGGAGTCACCGCCCCCGACCCCGTTTTTCTGCCCTCTGCTCTGTTGGTCCATCGTCGCCTCCTTACTCCACCAGCGTGGCCACGGTCACCTTGAGGGCCTTCGCGAGACTCTTCAGGGTCGTCAGGGTTGGGTCTTGCTGGCCGAGCTCGAGACGGGCCAGGTAGGTGCGGGAAATCCCCGCCTTCTCGGCCAAGGCTTCCTGGGTCATTTTCCGATCCGCGCGGAGCTTCTTCAGTCGCATGACGAATCTCTTGTGTGTGGCCATTCTTGTACCTCATAGAGTACAGCGTGTCAAGACAATCTTTGCTCACCGCCAGCGTGCCCGCCTCCACGGCTTGCACGAGGTCGGGGGTGCCGGAGGCGAGGACGGCGCGGGCATCCGCGACACTACGTGGAGAGACGTTCACCTTTTGCAATTTTGCAGAAGCGGTCTTGCGCTTGCTGTCAGAAAGGCCGGCGTCCTGAGCGGCTTGCGTCCTGGTAAAACGGGTTGGCGTGTACCCGTTTTCTGGTTGCCTTCCAGCAGTCCGCTCTCCCTGCCGCATCGTCGCCAGCCGCCCCGCCACCATTGCCCGCTGACTCGCGTCCAAGTGCCGCCGCGCGAGGTTCTTGGCGAGGACGAAGGCGAGGGGAGAGGGCGTCGCTCACGCGAAATCTTCCGCCGTCAACCCCGCTTCCTTCGCCAGCACCTTGATCAGACCCCGGAGCCGGTCTTCCCGCTCGGTCCGTTTGGCCGACCAGGCCGCCTTCCGACACGTCGTCGAGCAGAACCGCCGCCGCGTCGTCTTGGGCTCAAGAGTGGCCCCGCACTGTTCGCAGGCTATCATACATCCTCTTTTCCGTTCTGACGCAACCTAGGCCATAGAGCGCCCCTGGCAGAGGGAAACCAGGGGCACTCGCCGATCAGTCCCGGTCTTACTTGCGGAACGCCTGACTCAGGAGGTATTCCAGCTCGTGTTTGAGATTCTTCGCCAGGGTGTCCCGCGCGAACGACTTCAACGCCTCGAAGATCCCCTTCTCGAGCACGACGCTTGGCACAGACGGCGCCATCTGCTTCTTGATGGGGAGATTCAGCCCCCAGGCCCCGCGCGATTTCCGTTCCGAGGGAGGCGTCCGTAGGAAGACGGCCGGCCGGCCCGCCCGCGGCATGGTCGCGATGAACGCCGACTTGATCAGCTCCCGCCCGCTCCCCTTCCTGTAGCTCACGCCAGCCTTCTCCTGCCGCGCGCCAAGCCGCATGATGGAAATGGGCCGACCGCGCGCGACCACGGCGGCCTCGGGGTGGCGCTGCGTGGCGGGGAGGATCGGCAACGACTTCTTGAGCACGCTTGACGGGAGCGCGATTTCCTTGCCGAGGCTCCGCGCCGCCTGCGCGCGCACCGTGGTCGCCGTCTTGTTCGCGGCACGGCTCATCGCCTTCGATGCGTCGCGGCCGACCACCTGAAGCGCCTGGCGCACCTGCGCGTCATCGAGCTTGATCGAGAGCTTCAGCATTTAGACTTTCCTCCCGTCTTCGTCAGTACACCCAAACACTGCCGCGGCCGCCAGCGGCAGGGTCTGCAGAAACGCCTCCACGTCGCCCAAGAGCCCGGCGACCTCCGGGCCCCACGGGCAGCCGCGGAGATCCCGGCGCATGAGCTTTGCACAGCGGAGATGAATCGCCAGCATCCGGCGCGCGACCGTCGGGGGGTACGCGGGATCGCCGCCGAAGACGCCCTGATCGTCGAGAGGCACACCGCGCAGCTCCGCTTCCACCTGCCGGATCAGTGCAACCAGCCGCCGTCGCGTCCGGTCGGTGACGTAGGGCCGGATCCGTCCCCATACCGCCGCGAAACGTTCGCCGGCCGCGAGAATTGCCGCCTCCGTTGGCTCGCCTGGCGTGGAGGTTTCCGACATTGTCACAGAGGTGGCTCCCTTCGGCCTTTCCTCCCGGCGACCCATCACGAGACGAGGGGCCGATCGGCGACCCCCCGCCCCGACGCTCTGGCCCGTTAGCGGTGCGAGCGTGACACCGAAAAGGGGCTGCGGGCTCCCTCCTTGAGGTTCAGCCCCGGCCCAGAGAGCCCGCTCGCGCACAGGCCTTCCACGCAAGTCGATGCACACGGGCCGGGGGCAGTCTCCGGCGGGCTACTTGTACGGGTTCCGATTCCTCTCGAGGTATTGCGACCGCACCGTCCGCGGCCGACCCCGCTCCGCCTCCGCACGCGCATTGATTTCCGCCTCGAGTCGCTCGCGCTGCTCCTGGGCGATCTGCTCGCGCCGGAGGCGATCGGCGTCTGCGTCGCGGCGCGCCTGCACCGCGGGGAAGAACTGCAACCGGACGGGCGGATCCAAGGTCGCCGCCAGATCCACGAGCGCCGCGTGCTCGTCTTCGATCTCGCGAATCCGGGCATCCTGCTCGGCGAGCAGCCGCGGCCGATCGGCGAGCGGGGCGCCGGCTTCGTACGGGATGGTGCGCACGATCGCCCGCAACCGGGCCTTGAGCAGCTCGGGGAACAGGCCCACGAGGGCTTCCCCTTTGATCTCCCGGAAGGTCAGAAATTGTGGCAGCGACGCGGAGCGCAGCTCATCGCGCCCGTCTCGCTGGGCTTCGATCTGCCCCCCCAAGGTCCAGACGATCTCGTGATGATTCTTGGCCGCCCACTCCGCGGCCCGCGCGTCGATGAGACGCTCGGCGTTCGCGAGCACCTCGTCGATCGGGGGTGGGAGGTTCCGCATCCGGTCCCCCTGCAGCAGCGCAGCCGCGTGCGCGTCCCGGAGCTGTGTGTCGAGTCCGTGCAGATTCACGAGCGCGGTCTTCGCGCCAGCGAGTTGCTTGGCGAAGTCTGAGAGCTTCTCGGCGACTTTCACTGTCCCGCTCCTTTCTGCGCGGCCTCGAGGAGCGCGGCCACGGTGTAGGTTGCCGCGGGCGCACCCGGGAGGATCTCCACGAGCGCGGGCGGGGTGGTGTTCCAATTGCGGACAATGCCACACAAGGGGATCGTCCCTCGCACATCTCGTGCGGCCTCCACGTCCCCGCCCAGACGCGCCGCCAAGGCCTCCAGGAGCTGCACGGCTTGGCCGGGGTCGCGATCCACGGGGAGCGGTTCGGCCAACGGCCACACGCCCACCAGCTCATGCTGGCCGTCCACCAGGAAGGCCGGCGGCAACGGGAAGCCGTCGAGGAGCTCCTCGATCCGCGCGACGGCCGCGGGGTCCACCGCGTGGCGCCAACCCGTCTCGGCCGAAAAGAGCCTCGCGGGCCGCCACACCACGACGGCGGCCGGCAAGTCCAGGGGGGCAACGCTCCCAGAGGCCAGTGGGACGCGGATCCCCCTGGCGTCCCGGAGCAGGCCGAGCACCGGCTCGGGCAGGTGCGCCAGCGGGCCGGATGGGATCCAGGCGCCCGTGTGGCCGATCCCGTGCATGGACCGGGCCTCCAGCTGGATCCCGCCCCGGCCGCGGGCGAGCACCTGGAGCAAGCCGAGTAGGCGTTCCGTGAACGGCGCGGCCGCGATCGGCGGCGCGGGGGTCTCAGTCTGTTTCATGTGTGATCTCCTTCACGCCCCTGATCTTGCGGGCCAAGTGCCCCGCCTGCACCTTGGCGGCTTCGGGGGGCAAGTCGCGAACGAAGAGTTGCACAACCGCGTCGTACTCGCCGTCCAGCTCGGGATACGCGGCACGGATCTCTTCAAGAGCCGTGATCTTGCCGTTGATGTCGGCAAGGCTCAGGCCGCGCGCGAGCCACGCATCGGCCAGCAGCAGACAGCTGCCGGCTTCACACGCCAAAAGGATTGCCGGGGTACTGAGAGGGTCGCCGCTCATCGGCGCGCCCTCGTCTCGCCCGGCGCCACCAGGCCGTGGGCGCCGCCGCGGGCGCGCTCGGCGTAGATCGCGGCGGGGTCCAAGGTACGTTTGGGTGCTGGGGCCGCTATGGCTGCCATGGCCTCCGCGTTGCGCTTGTCGCGGGCCTTCGTGCGCGCCTCGGTCGCCTTTGTGAACGCTGCGATCATCGCCCGTGCTTCTGACTGCGATCGCGGGGGGATCCAGCGGGGCCGACCGCCAGCCGCATCAACGAGGATGGTGCCCAGGGCTACGGGTGCTGACATCGGGGATCTCCTTTCTGCCCGCATCCGTGCGGGCGTGACCACTACCATTCAAAGCGATCACGTGCCGACGGGCGCACGTATGACGACACGCGCCGGGGGCGCGCTGTGGGCCGGGGGCGCGCGGTCGGCGGGGCGGGGGTCAGGCTTGGTGTGGCGCCAGAGGTCGCGGCTGTGGCGGGCGCGCTGAGCCGCTTGGCCCACTGCACGAGTGCCGCCGGCATGCCGGGCACCAGATGCAGCGCCGCGGTCGCGTAGACGAGGGCGTCCAAAGCCTCGTTGCGCGCCCGGGTCTGGATCCACTGCTTGACCGGTACCCCCCACCTATTGCGCTTCGTTTCGAGCCGTTCCGCACCGAGCTGAGCGGCGAATTCCTCATCGCACCACGGGGCCGCGGGCAGGTGGACGTACTCGGCGCCGGCCTCGCCGATCTTCAGGCGCGAAAAGATGAGGCTCTTCGCTTGGGCCGTATCCACCTCGTGCAGCGTGACCGTCCCAGCGCCGCTGGCGGGGCGCACCGTCCGGCCGACCGACAGGAGAAAGCCCAGCGACCGGCTTGCGCCCTTGACGGCTCGGATCCGGCGCGGCACGCCCTGGTGCGGGATCACGTAGCCGTACACCGCTTGGGTGCGATGCCCGCCGCTGTCAACGGCCGTCGCATGCACGGGCAGGCTGACGCCGTCGGCCCGCGTCCAGCGGCGCAACAGGAGCGTGTTGAGTTCGCGCCAGACGTCCGGGGTGTCGGGGTCGCCCATGCACGTCTCGCGATGCAACACCCAACATTCCTGACCCATCCCCCAGCCGACGATGAGGGCCTCGAGTCGATCGTCCTGCGTGTCGACGCCCGCCGTGACGCAACAGACCCCCGCGGGACACTCGGCCTCGTACCGCTCCCGGCGGGCCAGCAGGGTCGCGCTGTCGGTCTGCTCGCCGGGCTGTTCCCACAATTCCGCAAGACACGTGTTCTTCCAGACGCGAAGCGACTCGACCGACTCTTTCGCCACCAGGAAGGAGCTGACGATGTCGCGGAGCGAGCGCCACGGCGCCAGCACTTCCCACGCCCGAAAGCCGGCGATCCCGGTGGCTGGCGCTTGCGCCTGCCACTCGCCCGCCGCGATCATGGCCGGCCGCTCGACGTCCTCGATCCGCCCACCGCACCCGGGGCACACCAGGTGCGCCGTCGCCGGGTCGCGGTTCTCCCAGCGAAGATGCTCCCACCGGATCACGAACGGCTCGCGGCACCGGGGGCAGGGCGTGAAATACTCGCGTCGGTCTGAGATCTCCCACCAGCTCTCGATGCGAGACGCACCTTTGACCGTGGGCGTGCTCACCACGAAGATCTTGCGGCGCCGGAAGGACGTCGTCCGC